GAGGCCAATGCGTTTACATTTGGAAGAAAGAATACTAATGGACGATCTAAGGAAGTAAAGCGTTCAAATACTGAATCACCACTAGCCTTGTAGTTGGTGTAGTCAGTTGAAGCGGTAGCAGTTCCATTTGAACCACTTGTTAGTGGGTAGGTTGCTAAAGCAATTGATGCACCCGCATATCCACCAGCAACAGATACTGAAATGTTTGGTGAAACAATGTTGATTACAGTTGGTGCATAATTACTAGATGTAGAATCATCAAAAACAATGTTTGAGTACTGTTCAAGAAGAATGTCATCAGTGATGTCATTTGCTACACCAGACTCTTTGTAAAGAGTAAGTGTATAGGTACTAGCAACTTCACCTGCAGTTAATACAACACGAAGGTTGTTACCATCTGTTCCAGCGTTTTTTGAAGTAACAGTAGCAGCAGTTGCACCACCACCATCTGTTAAGTTTCTAGAAGCAGCAACAGCGTTAGCAGCAAGTAGACGTTGAACATACAGTTCACGTCCACCATTAGCAAAGAATGAACCAACCTGAAAGGTTGCTGGATAGGAGACGTTGTAGCCTCCAAAGTTCTTAGTAAAGTCATACCAAGATGAAACAAGCGTTACGGCTTCTGGGCCTTGTGCAAAAGGTGCAACAACAGCGCCAGCAGCGTTAGCAGTAACACCACCTGTTAGTGGTGCGGGTAGTAGGCGTTCACTAATGTAAACACCTGGGCGGCTATATGCCATTTTTTCTCCTAACTAGTTGGGTAAGGGTTCCTTATGGTGTCGGTATTGTGATCGGATCTACAGCAGTAAACGTGCCACGACCAATAACTTGGGTGCCAGTTGTGCCTGTAACGTTGATTTCTTGGACCTTGTATAACTTATTGAATGTAGATGGAGCGATCTCACTAGAGACCCGCACCGTGATAGCGTTTACGAATAAACGCTTTCCTTGTTCAGTGATATCTCGTTTAGAGATGTCCAGAACATCCAGACGACGTGCAGTTCCGTATTGGGTATCTGGACCCACATTAAGAACTGCAAATCGAAGTGGAATCTTTGTGTATAGCAACTCCGCCAAGATCTGACGGTCATGACGGGGCTGACGTGCATAAGTAGTGATTTGATAATCAATATTAACTGGAATAGGAAAATCCATATCCTTATCGTGCAAGTCTGTATCCCAGTTAACCCCTGTTGCAATAGTGGCTGGGTCTTCGTAGTAGGTGGGACTTACTCGTCCACGATGTGCACGATCAAATGCCTCTGCAATATCAATCATGTCGATTGTAATGTAAGGATACGACTGCGATCTTATTTCCTGGTCAGGTTGACCAAACCATACGCCAACTTTTCTAGTAGTACCTGGAGTAGCAGTTCCACTTGAAGCAACCCTAGCAATGTTTGCATTTGTTTTTGCGTATTTAAATGTAGTAGGAGTTGGAATTAACGTAATGTTGTAGGTGCCATTGAAGGGAGTTACAGCACCAGCAATAGTAACTGTGTCTCCAACCTCAAAGCCATGTTCTGTAGATGTAGTTATTGTAACTACATTGCTAGTAAGCGCTCTATGTGTAATAGTCTTAGCAGCAGAAGAAGACGCCTTTTGATCTGTAACAGTAATTTCCTTTAGGAGATCACGAAGTGCTTCATCCTCGTCAAATAAGAAACTCATAGGTAAGCCTCCAGATGCTTGTAGAGGCGATTAACTAAGAAGTTTTCTGACTCAGCGGTGCGGTTTGCTGTATGACGAATTGCCCCACTTGGTTGTCTGTCAGGGGTTCCATACTCATGATCAAGTGCCTCTGCGTGATGCTTCTCATTTACGTTAGCATCAAAGCCGCTCTTGCTGTAGGAGACGTTCATACCACTCACGACGTGCGATGGCCATCCAGTTGCTTTGGCTTCTGCACGCAGGTGCGCTCCTACAAGTCGAGAGGTCTCGTGACTTGCTTTGTGAATGGCGTTAAGGACGTGGTCTTTCTTCACTTCTTTTTCCTGGCTTTCGCAACGGATTTGCCAGCAACTTTTCCACCGACGTAGCCTGCGATAAGACCAGTAATAATTGGTTGTTTGTCTTTAGGACGACCGCCGAACATGCCACGCATGAAGTTCTCGACTTCGTCTTTGCCGTTTAATTCAGCGGCACGCTCATACCAAGGCTTATAGCCCATGATTAATCCCCTTTATCGCAAGTAGTGGGTACTACACAGGCACCGCAGCGGTGGTCTGATATTGCAATGATAAATGAAAAAACCACCCGTAGGTGGCTTAGTCATTACTTCTTTTTAATCTTTTTAACTATGGCTTTATCCATCTTGCGGTCGTCTTCTTGAGACTTAGGCTTGCGGTGCTTCTTGTCCATCTTCTCAAACATTGCCTTCTGCTCTTTGTCAAGACCTTTTGTGGTCTTGGCATCCTGCTTCTTGTCTGAGGCTTTGGTGTATTTCACTACATGCCTTTTTTCTTGTTCATAGTCATCTTGGCTGCCTTACCCTTTTTGAGGGCTTTGAAATCAGCGCCAGTAATCTTGTTTGCAGGAGCCGCAGCACCAGCAATTTTCTTCTGCTTAGGGGTTAGTGACTTAGCCATTACTTCTTGTCCTTCTTCTTTTTAGTTGGTTTACTTGTAGCCTTTGCAAACTTCTTATTAGCAGCGTCTAGAGTCTTCATGCCGTGCTTATCTTTAGGCTTCATGCAGCCACAGGTGGCACACATTACTTCTTCTTTGCTTTACAAGCCTTGCAAGTACCGCAAGTACACGCCTTCTTTGCCTTTGACTTTGGACCTTTGCCAAATCCTGGCTCACCCTTTTTCTTACCACATCCACATGCTGCACACATTTACTTGCTCACTTTCTTCTTAGGTTTGGATTTTGGAACGCCCTTTGCAGGAACGCAGTTTGGAACTTTCTTGCCATTCTTCATCTTCATACCAACTTGGGTATAACCATCCCAGCAAGGATCTGTCTTCTTGGTTGCCATTAGCAATCCCACTTTCTTAATGCTAGAGCCTTGCGAGTTGGCTTGCCGTTCTTCTCCATAGGACCTTCCATGCCGCCCATGCGTGCACAGAAAGACTTACGTCGTGCTGCAGACTTAGGTGACTTCTTTGCTTGTTTTGCAGACACTGGAGGTTTTAAATCTGAACCAGGGTTAGCCTTCTCATAAGACTTGCGTCCTTTCTCATTGAGACCACCCTTTTTATTCTTGCCCTCTGAACGTTGCCATGCCTCTGACTTAGCCATTCTTCTTATGCCAATCTTTAGTCGCCTTAACTCCTTGAGCAATAGTCTTAGATCCAGCCTTCTTTGTCAGGTTAATCTTGTCGTACTTGCCCTTGTCTCCAGCGTGGTCAACAATGACCTCACCCTTCTTGTTCTTCTTTATGGTGTGACCTTCGCCTTTAATCTTGATTGTCTTAGCCATTACTTCTTCTTCTTTTTCATGCCTGCTTCGCTCATTGCAATAGCAACAGCCTGCTTCTTGTTCTTAACTACTGGGCCCTTTTTAGATCCGCTATGAAGTTTTCCTTCTTTGTACTCTTTCATAACTTTTTCTACTTTGCCTTTTTTAATAGCCACTATGAATCCTCCCAGTCATCGTCTTCCTCGTCTAGGGCGTGCTTGTCATAGTCGAGGTCATCTAATTCTACAACCTCGTCTTCAAAGAGGTCTGGGTCTAACTCTGGCTCAAAATCGTCCATAACAATCTCCTAGTTTGTAAGGCCTTGAAATTGCGGATCATTAACAAGTTCTTCAGCATTGACTTGATTGCAATCAATAGTAACCACTGAGTAACGTTCCTTATAGAGGCCACGAGGAAGCACACGAGTAGGAACAAATACGGCATTGTGAAATACAACACGGTCTTTAATATGTATTGCTGGGTCTGTGATCATTGCTGGAAGAAGCCTATTGATATCGGCCACAGCAATTACAAGGCGCAACGTATCTGTGGTGTAGTAACCACGCTCATTCATGATGTTAGTACCACGAAGTTGTTGCGCCATAATGACGGGCAGTTGAAATGGCTCCACCCAACGACGGCCCTTGCCATCTTCCTGGTTAGAGACGTCATAGATTGGATCTACGAAAGTATTGTAGTCTGCGGCCAAGGCTGCATCATCCCAGAGCCACCAGTTTACTTCAGTACCTACAGGGTCACGAAGTTCGTCAACGATGCCTTCATCCATTGACATAGTCTCGTAGTCAATCTTGAATCGACCCTGTACCTTGTTACCACGCATAGTAGTAAGTATCGGCTATCTGTACTCTTTTAGTTGCCTAAATTGATTCTTGTAAGAGTCATAAATTCTAACGCTAAGTCTTTTGCTACTACTAAGGTGTTCTTCTCTTTCTTGTTTTTTGCCAAACGCTAGTTTCCATGACTCTCTTTTTATAGGAATTACTTGAGCAAGGGGAGTTCCTGCTGGAATGATCCCTTCAAATTTAGGGTTTTTTAATACAAAAGGCAAATGAATAGTGGTCTTGTACTTGTCGGTGTCTACAATCCCTGGAAGAATTGCAATAGGCGTGTCACTATGCAGAGGGGAAGTAATTAAACAAGAGTATCCTGGAGGCGTTGAAATTGCCCAAGTATTCATCCACTTTGGGTAGGCATCTTTAACATCGCTAGTGTCTAATGGGTGTATAGGAAGTTGCGATCTAGTGTGAAAAGTAATGGCATCAAAAGCAGGCCACTCATAGTAAGCGTGGTATTCTCCGTCTTCTCCTATTACTTGACTTACTTGTAAATCACAGTGCGTAACAATTATGTAACCTGCAGTCATCGCATCAAACATGGGCATACAACGTTTTGCCGTTGATGGAGGAATCCCTTTACCGTCAGTACGTTTTTCCCCTCCCAGAAAAGAGTCTAAGTTTTTATACCAATCTGGCAGTAATTTACCTGCAGGAACTGGAGCATACTCATCTGGAACTTCAAATATGTTTGTAAAAACTATTTCCATAAGTAATCCTTAAAGTAGACGAAGTTTTGTTAGTCTACTGTAGCAAAAGTAAAACCTCTAGTTATGCCTCTTCAGGGATGACGATCGTCTCGACCTTTACTCCAATTGAGAATAAAGACCAAGAACCTGTACTCTCATCCCAACAGTAGGAATTACCATCTGTTGGATACTCAACTGGAGCAACCCAACCCTTGATTTCGGAAGAAAATAACCACGAAGGCCATGGTTTTTCTGGTATGAAGTGTACCCCGTCCCAAGTACATCCAGTGGACACTGTATCAGGGCATGGAATGATCTGATCTACAGAGTGATGCTCTCTAAAGGCATCTAAAAGAGCCTCATCTGGACTATCAAAGACTGCAGTGTTTACTACTGCTTCTCCAACGATAAATGCGTATGTCTGGTTAGCCATTATGCACGTCCATATACAAGAACTTTACCTGTACCACCAGCACCAGCAGCACCTGCTGCACCACCTGCAGACCACTCGTAAAAGTTGTTACTAGCACCACCACCAAGGCCTCTACCGCCACCGCCACCGCCTGTATTAGCAGTTGCAGCGTTTCCAGCACCACCAGCGTTAGCGTTTGGAAAGTTTCCTGTATTGTTTGCTGAAGCATTTCCGCCAGCGCCACCAGAGCCGCCGCCAACAGCGCCGCCAGCGCCGCCAGCGCCAGGAGAGTAGTTAGCAACACTGAACACTCCATTATTGTTGTCTCTAGTTGCGTAAGAGCCGCCACCGCTACCGCCACCGCCACCGCCACCACCAACTTGAACTGATGTAAGGCCTGGTGCCGAAAGAGTAAGGGTTCCACCTGCAGTTCCTGCAACTCCATCTGGACTAGCAGTGTTTCCTCCAAGCCCGCCAGTAGCCGATACAGCCCCTGCAACGTTAGATGATCCTGTTCCACCTGTTCGGCTGTTCGCATTAGCGCCACCATTAGCAGTTGCTAGGGAGCCAAAAGATGATGCACCACCAGCACCGCCCACTGTGACGACATAGTTTTGTCCTGCTGAAACTGTTGCGTCTTGGAAGGCAGAACCGCCGCCACCGCCGCCACCGAACTGGTCAGGAGCACCTCCACCGCCAACTGCATAGACTGCAAGTTTTGTGATGCCAGAAGGAATCGTGTAATTTCCAGAGGAGGTAAATGTTGATAATAAAGCGTATGAAGAGTTTGGAGTAACCGAGTTAGAGGCAGATGAAGCAGAGCCCGTGCCATTTGCGTTTGTAGCAGTAAGTGAGAATGTGTAACCTTGATTTGCAACAAATGCTGCTGTTACAGAAATTGGGCTTGTTGCACCTGTACCTGTAAACCCGCCAGGAGAAGAAGTAACTGTGTAAGAGGAGATTGCTGCTCCACCTGTAGCAGGAGCAGTAAAAGGCACGCTAACTACTGTTGCACTTGATGCAGTGGCGGTGCCAACTGTTGGCGCCGCAGGAACAGTAGTTGCTGTAATAGCACTAGAAGATCCGCTGTTTGGCCCACTAGCACCTGCAGTCGTATTTCCTCGTGCAACAAAAGTGTAGGATGTATTTGAACTCAGTCCAGTAACTGTTACTGGAGATGTTCCAGTTGCAGTAAAAGATCCTGGAGTTGAGGTGACAGTGTACGAAACAGGAATTCCTCCTGAGGTTACCGCTGTTACTGTTACATCTGCTCGCCCGTTGTCAAAAGCACGTCCTGACGGAGTATTGCTGGCAGTAGGGGTTGCTGGAGCATCTGGAACGTCAGCAATCTTTGTTGCACCAGCAGAAGCATCGTTGTACTTCTTACCACTTAAATTTGAGTCGGATGCCTTCCTTGTTGCCATTAGGAGATCTCACTTCCGAACGCAGAGAAGGACATATCTGCCGATGATGCGTACACGCTAATTACGTCTGTTGTGTCTAGTGTTATACCTAGAGTTAAAAGGACAGAGTCAGAGGCTGCCACTGTTGCTCCATACACAATGTAGTGTTGGTTAGCAACTGCCGCACCCGCAGGACGAACCGCAAGTCGATATGTTCCTGAGGTACCTGCACGGTTACAGATGGCGATTGTAGAGACCACCGCATCCGTTGCTGAGGGGACTGTGTAAAGCGTAGTTAGGGTTGTTGCGGCGGGGGCTGACTGACCCAGAACCTTGTATATCGTTGCCATGAGACTCCTTAAAAGAATAAGTAGGACTAGGTTAACTGGTACATAAAACCTATGTGGGCTAAAGTGTCACTATGAATTTGGTGCATAAATCGGTTTC